GAGAAGACTACTACTGCAACAGAAGTAATCAATAAACTAGACAATTTCGTAAGACCCCTTCTTGAGAATCTTGCAAAGGATTCAGACAAGGATTATATCTATTGGCCGAACAGGGTAGATATAATTAATAAGAAACTAAAAGAACTGGACGAAATACAAAAAAACCTCTAGTAAAATAGAGAGTTATTTGTTATAATAAACTGTAGGTAAAACTACAAGGCAATAATGCCATAAAAATGAGAGTAAAATCTCGAAGGAGAAAATATGTCAATATATGACTTTAATCGAGCTGCATTAATCGATGATAAAATAACAAATGCATTCACCCAAGAGCACTTAGAGATACACAACAAATTGTGTCCTATAGAAGCTTATCCCGAACTACTCGACTTACCTGTACAGGCAGAGTCGATTGAATATTCACACCGTCAACTTTTAGATAGACGTACTATTAAAGATGGTTCTGCAGTTGACCCAAGAAGTCAAAAAGGTAGAGCAGGTGAAGCAATCCTAGATGAAGATATGGATAGACTGCAAACTAGTTACCATACACATGGTGCTAAATTGAGAAACCTTGCACCTTGTGTATTTGAAAACGAGAAAGGGGAACACGTTTATATGACGGGTTCATCAAGAGACGAGATTTACGATAGATATAATTTTGAAGATATTATTGTAAATGTATTTAAAGGTGTTGACGGAACTACAGATATGGAACAACAATCTGCACTTTCATTTATGTCAACATGGTTGAATCCAGCAGTTGACGCTCATGTTTGTGCAACCACCCATGATATAAGATTGGATATTAGTAGAGCAACAGAAAAGGGTTGGATTGAAAAATCATATGATGCAATCTTAGAAAGAATTCTACCTCAAACAGAAAGAGTTAATATCTCATATCTCAAATCAACTCAACTAGCCGCAGAACTATTTGAAGCGAGTAAGAAAGGTACTGGGGCCGCAGAAATTAGACCAATGGTGTCTAGAGATTCTAAGAAATGGGCAGAGACCAGTAAGTACATCGATGTGCCAGGCAAGGTCAAGTATTTCTTTAGGTCTCATGACAGAGATAAACAGGGAACTATTGATGCAGTCAACTATGCACATAACAATCCAAACGAAGAGGTTAGGATTGTAGTGTTTTGTGGTATTCTTACAAGTGGAGACCCATTAACACAATGGGAGAAAAGATGTTTGAAGTTCCACACTTCCTTTCATAACATATTAAACACATTTCAAAATGTGGTGTTTGGTGGTGCAGATATTAAATTGAAGAATCTTAAGTTGTATGGAGTGATTCCACAACTTTCAGAATTTCAATCATTAAATAAAATATGTCTTTTCAAAGACGATGGTTCGACTTACCAAAAATGAATGAGTGGAGCAATCTTTGGGAGAAGGGTCAAGTAACAACCTTTGCATATCTTTTCCCAAATGGATACATAGAAGGTTTCATAGGAGACTGGTTGGATTCATTAGAACTTGGAGATGACATTCTCGAAGTGGGGTGTGGAAACGCATCCCTTGTTCCCTATTTGCAACATAGAGGTGTGGGTAAAAATTATACAGGTGTTGATTCTGCAAAAATACAATTACCCGAAATGCAAATCAAAAATTTAAATATAACCTTGCATAAAGAAACAAAAATGGAAGACACTTCCTTTATCGGTAAGTTCGACCAAGTTGTTTCGATATATGGCCTTGAGTACACATATATGTTTAGGACTCTACCTCTAGTTTATGAGTCTCTTAAAAAGAATGGTCAGATACACTTAATGTTACACAATACTGATTCACCCATTACTAGATATGCAAGAAAACAACTCAGTACACATTACTCTATAAATTTTAAATCAACAGGAAATCTTGTTGACGATTTTAAATCTGAAAAAATCAGACATAAAAAACAGATAGAAGTATCTCGTGATAAAAATGAAATTGAAGTGTTTAAGTGTAACCTAGAAAAGACGGGTTTTACCGATATAAAAATAACTGAACAGGAACAGAAATTCGCATGGTTAATTTCTGCAAAAAGATTATGAATATAACAAAAGCACATAAAACAGAATGGGGTTCATATACAGATAGAACCAATAGTTATGATGACAGCGAAGACATTAAACTTTTTTTTAATATGGTTAAAAAAGACAAATCTTTAAAAGAATATCTCTCTTCGTTCTTGCCTGCAGAACCCGAATTTTTAAGAAAACACCCTAATGGTGATTTTGGTGTTGACATAGGTATTATGTCTAAAAATAAAATTGTTGCTACAATAGATGTGGAACGATGGAGGCCATGGAAAGAAGACTGGCCATCATATTACAAATACATACACTTCTTAGGTAGAAAAGAAAAATTCCTTAATGAATACAAAGTACCATTCTTCATGGCATTCATGAACTATAGTATGACAAAGGTATTAATGATTTCAGAACAGGATATAAGAAAGTATCCAACAAAACCCAAAACCTTTGCAAGTGGAATAACGGATAGAGTAAGAGAGTTATCTATGTCAGACGGTCATGTGTTTGGAGAAAACATTACTAAAAGAGAAAGGGAATTATTTCAATAAAACAGGTTGACTATGGGTTACAATTTTTCGTATAATAAACGTACTTTAATAAATGGAGAATATAATGAAGGCAGGTGAATACTATGCAGAAGACCCAAAGGTCATGCAGGTGGTTCGTCTAGGACAAGAACTTATCAATGCTTGTGAAAAGGGAGAACTATTCCCCGATAACAACGATGAGTCCTATGAACTATGGAATGCGGCTGTTACTGCAGGAAATCTAATGACAACATATGGAATGGTTTGGAGTAATTTCAAATCAATGACTCAATTAACTAAAATACAAAAGAAGGCAGTCCTAACATATTTGGATAATAAAAAGAAATGAGACTATTAGAAGAAAGTTATGGGGACGTTCGAATCTTTAGTGAACGACCATTTGGATATAAAAGATATATTGTAGAATGGGAAGACCATACTGAAATTTTTAGTGGAATATGGTATAAGTTAGACAAGGTCAAAGAAATAGTGGAGGCGAAGTTAAATGAGAATGAGACATGATGACGAAATGAGAGTCGCAATCATAGGATTCCTATTATGTGTGTTTTATCTACTATTTGTTGCTTGACAATGACTCTCTTTTTTTAGTATACTGTATACATGATAAAGAAAAACGGAGAAAATATGAAAGTATCAGAACTGGTTAATGAAGTAAATCAAGAACAGGAATTACTTCAATTATGTGATAAGTTGTGTGCAGACTTACTGTCTGAACACCAAAGACAATATCCTACACTTACAGAGTATTCTTATGAATACAAAGTGTCTAGGAAGTATATCAAAATCATAACCAATAGTGGAAACCAACGTTCAGTTTGGGGTTTCATTAACAAAGCAGATTGGACTAAATCAAGTGGAATCACATTCAAATGTGGAGACGTTTTAATGTCTGCTGGGTGGGCAACTCCTGCTCTAAATGCTCCAAGAGGAAACCTTTTCAAAGGATACCAAATTACTGGTATGAGAAAGTACGGGCCTGATTATCTTAGATAATCAGTGCTTGACAATGGGTATCACTTTTTGTTATACTAGTAGAGTAGAAAATTAATAGGAAAATAAATATGCTAAATCTAATCATTCAAACCCAATACAAAGAAAACTATGCCGCTCATGACGAGGATTATGTGCATGGTGTTTCTGAACCGTACTGGAAGTTTAAGGGTGGTTCGTCATATCTTATTACTGATATAGATTTCATTAACACGGAGTACCTTGAAGGTCTCGTTAATGAGACTGCATTTATTCACTCTTATGAGGGTGAAGCGTCAATGGAATATGTTCTTAACTGGGAACTCATTGACGAAAATGATTTGTCTGAACACATTGCAGACTGGGAGTCCCCTTACATTCTTGAGAAGAATGCCGAAGGTAATTGGACTTCTAAGAAGACCGAAGAAAATGGCGACTACGGTTATATGAGAAAAGAGATTCTCAAGAAAGTCGCAGTTTGGACTTACGAAGGTTCGAACGATAACCCAATTAATTATGAAGCTGTCTTCACAATGGAAGATGGTGCGATAGTCCACAAGGAAGCAGGACTTAAAAAATGGTTTGAGGCAAAGGAGGCCGCATAATGAATTTAAACGAAATGAATAAAAAGATTGACGAGTTAGATAACAAATCTTGGGATATGGATTTGGTTATTGGAAAGGTCAATGACAAAACTAAGGAAATCAAATATAATGATGTTCCTAGTAATATCTACATGGCAGTAGAAAATCTTGCAGAAGAAAACGGTATAGACATGGACGACATGGAATGGAAAATCAAAGAAGTCCGTGAATGTGTAAATAAATTAGAATCTGCAATTTACGATTTAGTTGAACCCTTTGAAGAAAAGAAAAGGGATATTGACAATAAGAAAGAAGAACTGGAATGCGACTTAGAGGAATACGAATATGCTAGTTAAAACAGTTGAACGACCATTTTTAAATGGTGTACAAAAAATTTATAAATTTAAGAATGGTTATGGTGCAAGTGTAGTGTGTCATGACGGTTCTTACGGTGGGCCTTATAGACCCAATGGTGATAACCTTTGGGAGATTGCAGTCCTCGATAGTAATGAAGAGATTACTTATCATACACCTGTTACACATGATGTAATTGGCCACCAAACGGACGAGGACGTGGAAAAGGTCTTAAAAGAAATCAGTGAATTGGTTCCTGTTCAAGAAATCCAACTGGAATTGGAATTTGGAGAAGCACACCAATCACAATGTGATGAGGGATTATTATGAAATTATTATTAATGAAAATTTTACTGGGAATAATGGTGATAGATGAATTTGTTATTCTTGGTTTAATTGCAGTGGGGTTATTATGAAAACACATTATGAAATCTTGTCTGAGACAAGTGGTGGAAAACTTACACCTAAAGAAGTTTACAATATAGAAAAGTACGGTGTCAAACACCCAAGTGAGTTTGCACCCGAAGTGGTTGAATTAAAAGAAGGTGAATGTATTTGTGGGACTATAGATTGTTCTACAGAATACGCTTGTCATACTAGTGGATATTGATATGTTTGAGAATATGAATCAGAACCAAATTCCTTTTGAACCTGCAGAGTGGTTCCCCGAACTTGATGCACTACAACGAAGTGGTGTCATGAATATGTTTGGAGCTCCTCGTTGGTTACAAGATAATTTTGGATTTAACAAACAACAAGCACAAGCAATTTTCAATGCATGGTGCGATTACAAACAAGGTAAGTAATATGTCAGATAAAAGTATTGGTAATTATTTAAAGTATCTATGTGTTTTTGTATTAGGATTTTGTATTGGTATTTGGGCTTCACCAGTTCAGGCATCAGATGAAAACGGAGACGAGTATTGTCTCGCACAAAACATTTATTTTGAGGCAGGTAATCAACCTCTTGCAGGTAAGATTGCAGTTGCACAAGTTGTACTGAATAGACTAGAACACTCTTCATATCCTATGGATATTTGTGGTGTAGTGTATCAGGCAAAATGGAAAGAGAATTGGAAAGGCACTCTAATGCCTATCCGTAATATGTGTCAGTTCAGTTGGTTCTGCGATGGTAAATCAGATGACCCTTTGGACACAAAGACATGGTTAGTTTCTTTAGAGGTTGCTCGTGATGTCGTAGACGGTTTCTACGGAGACATTACTGAGGGTGCAACACACTACCATAGTGTATATGTCAATCCATATTGGGCAGATTCATTGAATGAAACTGTAATTATTAACGAACATATTTTTTACAAATGAAAAAAGAAGAACTGGTATATTTAATTAACCACTTACATAGTGAAGACAAAAGTGGTATAATAGAAGCAGTCGTACATGATGTTAACGGTGGTCAATTTAAAACCGATAGTATCAGATTAGACATGGATAGTGGTAGACTTATTATATGTCAACTCAATAGTCCATGTTATGAAACTAATAAGAAAAACTGGGAACAAGAACTTGAATTTATTTTACCTACATAAGAACCCATTCATATCTGCAGAACTGCATTGTGATAAACACGTTGTTAAGATGATTATCGAGTATGCACAAATGTTATCAACTGCACATAGGATACTGGACGGAAAACCTTATGTCAGTCAAACTCTAGGTGGTCGTAGAATTCAAAGATGGAAACACCCCAACTCAAATATGGAAAACGTCTTATACAAAGCGTCTCATATCAATCACCCTTCTACTCAATGGGTGCGTGAGAATGCAATTCATTATCAGTATGCATACGATATGTTTACTGCATTATGTTATGAATACACTTATCGATATGGTAAAGTTCATTTGACTGATACAAAACTCAGAGTTATACTTGATGAGATTCCTAGAAATTGTCCAATAGGTGAATGGAAAGAACCACCTCAATGTATGCCTGACGATGTCAAATCAGAATCAACTATTACTGCGTACCATAAATACTACGCAATTTACAAAAAAGATTTTGCGAAATGGACTGAAAGAGAAGTCCCTAATTTTATGGAAGCATATGCCTAGTTACGATTTTTATAATAATGAGACTGGTGAAGTGGAAGAACATTTTATGTCCTATACCAAACTGGACGAATTCAAAGAAAACAATCCCCACCTAAAACAACAGGTAACTGCACCAAACTTTGTTGGTGGTGTAGGAGACCGTGTTAAAACTGATGCAGGATTCAAAGAAGTATTATCGAACGTGGGTAAAGCATATCCAGGCTCAACAGTTGACAAAAGATATAATGGTGTTGATATTAAAAAACAAAAAAGTATTGACGTGATTAAAAAACATATGGACATACAGTCCAAAGGAAAGAAGTAATGGAAAATTTAATTGCACTAGGTGATTTAGAACAACTACAAGAAACTATGAGTCGTGTGCAAGAGAATGGTAAAAGATATTATCAAACACCCGAAGGTAAAAAGTATCCAAGTGTAACAACTGTTACAGGTTTACTTTCTAGAGACCATATTAAATTATGGAGAGAAAGAGTTGGAGAGGAAACTGCAAACAAAATTACAAAACAAGCAACTACAAGAGGGACTAGAATGCACAATATATTTGAACAATATCTTCGTGCAGAAGAACCAGTGTTTTTTAACAACATAATGGAATCCTCAATGTTTGAAGCAGTTCAACCTGTACTGGATAGTATTGTACCTATCGCTTTGGAAGCAGGTATGTATAGTGATTCATTAGAAATGGCAGGACAAGTAGATTGTGTTGGAATGTGGGACGATGAACTTTGTATTATAGATTTTAAGACTAGTTCAAAACCCAAAGAAGAATATATGGCAGAGGGTTGGTTTCATCAAATGACTGCATATGCAATTATGGTTGAAGAACTTACAGGTGAAGTTATAGACCAAATCATAGCAGTAGTTGGTGTTGACGGTGGTTTTTGTCAAGTGTTTGGTGCAGACCCTAGAGAATATGTCGATAAACTTTATGGTCTTAGACAACAATATCGAAACGTATACGGAGTATAATATGATTAGTAAAAAGGAATTTACCGAACAAGTAGAACAACTTCTACTTAGGTCAAAAACAGATGTAATGGATGCGATTATTTCAGTATGTGAAAAAAATAATCTAGAACCCGAATCTGCAAAAAGATTTATTTCAATACCACTAAAAGAGAAACTAGAAGCAGAGGCACAAGGTCTCAATATGGTTAATCGTGGAAAGGTGGGTAGAGCAAAGTTAACAAGTTTTTTCGAAGAATAGGAGTACATTATGGAAAAAGGTGATATAGTAACAGTCGTTACAATCAGTGGAGAGTATGTTGGTAAACTGGTCTCTATGGAAGATGCAATGGTTGAGTTGGAGAATCCAAGAATGATTCTATCGAACCCTCAAGACGGTTCAATGGGATTTGCAAAAGGATTGGCCGCAACTGGGGAAGAGAATCCTAAAACTGCAACATTCCAACAGGTAGTGTTCGTTGTTCCTTCAAATGAGAAGGTCGCAAATGCACACTTGGAAGCAACTAGTGGATTGACATTAGTTAAGTCGTAATGACTAGTCGAGATGGATATGATGCATATACACTTTATCTTGGGATAAAGTTGCACTTCCATTCCGACTCATATGACTTTGTAAAATACAACGGTAAAGTTAAATCAGATATAAACTCATTTCTAAAAAGAA